AAATTGCATTTAGTTTGGCAAGTAATTTAAACTCTTGTCCTTGCGAATAATGTAATCTTTTGTGTATAGCTGAAAATGCTTTACTACCTTGTTCTATAAGTGCAACAGTAGAGCCAACAGGAGCATTAGGGTTTACATCTCCAACATTTAAATCTGCTGTACTAGCAAATCTTCTACCAGCATCAGTTATTGCGTTCATTAAATTAAATAAGGTTTGTGATGGTTCTTTAAAAGGTAATGGCATAATAGCTTTATTAACATCATCTACAGTAGCATCAAGATCAGCAAATTCTCCCGGATTTATTTGCATTTCACCACCGGTTACTCTGCCTTTTAATTTAAAGCCACCTTGCATATTAGCAAATGCTGCACTATCAAGTAATGCTCTTAAACTACCTGTTGCTGCCTTTCCAAGCCCACCTATCATGTGGTAAAGACCAAAACCATAGAAACCTGTACTTGGTAAGAACTTGTAGCTTACAAACCAATCTCTACGTTTTTTCTTTTTATCTTCTTCTTCCCAGTTTCTTCTTACTGCTACAATTTTTTCTGCATCATAATCTATTGTAATTACATATGGCAAAGCAACTGCATCATCATCTTCATTATCCTCTATGCCATCAATACCATCAAACATCTCATAAGAATGTACTTCTAATAATGTCATTACTTGGTCATTGGAATCACCATAAGGATCAACACCTTCAATCTCACTACCTATATCTCCTGATGGATCAACATCTTCTGCTGAATATTTACTAGGTAGATAATGCCCTGCTTCAACATATTTGTTAAAATCATTCTTTGGCATTCTTATTACATGAGTGTATCTTGTTGCTGTGTATAAGTCTTTACTTTCTGGAGAAACAACAAAATCTTCTGCTTTTACAAACTGTGAACATTGTCTTTCTAAATTAGCATCCCACCAAACTTTTTTAAATGTATGACCAACTAATGGTAACTGAAATAACATCTGATCTAAATCAGGAAAGTATTCTGGCATTTCTTGAGTAATCTGATAATTCATAAAGTCTTTTACTCGTTTAGCCTGTTCTTCCATCTCCTCATTAGGTTCACCAATAATAACAGTTTTTACAGGACCTCCTGATGGATATAATTCTGCTATTGCCCTTGCATTAAATTGTGTTGCTGCTTCAGCAATCATAGGGTGTACTACTGTACTTAAACCTCTAGTTGCTCTTTGGTTTTCTTCTTCATCTTGACCACCACTAGGATCAAGAGTTTCTAAACCTTGTTTGTATCTATATTCCCAATCTGATCTAGCTTCTTTATCAGATTCATAGCTTGATATTAATTGACTAGCTACACCATTTAGTTCTTTCGCATCAATAGTATCTGCTAAATTCTCATCAAATGTAGATTCAGTTTCATCAACTATATCAAGTTCTGGGTCACCAATTAAAACTTCATCATCATTAATTTGCTCAACTTGGAAATCATCTGAAGGCATTGTTTCTGCGAATGGGATTACTTTTGGTTGTCTAGCCATAGAATGTTATCCTCTTTTCTTGTTCTTGGTCATCATCTTCATAATCTGTTGAATGAGTTATAAACCAACCTTTTCTCAATCTTAACCATGCTTGTGTACAAGTGTCTACTATATCATCATTATCACCGGCTGGAAAGACCGAACATATGTCAATTAAGTTTTTAGCCCATTTTTTCCCTTTAGGATAGAATATTCTGCCATCTTCTAACAATGCACTACTTGCATGAGCTCTCGCTATCTTATCTCTATCTGGGTTATAGGCTAACACCGGCACACCTGCCATCCTTAAATCTTGTAATAAACTTTGACCACTTGCTTTCTTTTCTATTAAAACTGCATCAGGTTCCCAATCATCATATGCTTCTTGAGCTAGTTTTCTTAATTCTGGGTATGATACTCTGTCGTACCACATTTCTAAAACAATCGCATTCACTTGACCATTTTCTCTAAATATTCCCCAAGTTGTTCTTGCACTATAACTACTGGTTTCTTTTGTACTAAATGCTGTATCATAACTTTGTAATATATATTCAATGTCAGGTAGTGTATCTTTCTCCCACTCAACCCACCATTCTGATTTTAATATTCCACCACCTTTGGGCATAGGTCTTTGTTGCAACTGACCTGCACTTGCGTATGAACCCAAACTTTTTTCCAAACTTGTAAGAGTAGTTTCGTCAACCCTCTTTTCCCACAACAACTCGCCCTCTTTTTTTCTTGGATCAATAAAGCCAAGTGATGATCTAGTTGGGGTGGGGTGTTTCTTTTCATATCTTGCAGGTAAACATAGATGATCCCAAGCATTAAACTCATTCCCTAATATATGACCTGTTAAATCGCTTTCATGCACTCTTTGCATTATAATAATAAATGCACCAGTTTTTGGGTCATTCAATCTGGTTTGCATAGCTTGATCCCACCATTCTAACACACCTTCACGGACTTTGCTAGACTCTGCTTCCCTGACGTTATGAGGATCATCAATTACTATTATGTCACCACCCTCACCAGTTAATGCACCATCAACTGAGGTAGCTATCCTTTGCCCATTTTTATTATTCTCAAATCTTTGTTTTTGATTTTGGTCTGTTGTAAGGTTAAACATATCTCCAAAATATCTTTGATACCATTGACTATCTATTAATCTTCTACACTTTACACTATCTCTAATTGATAAAGAACCAGCATAACTTGCATATAGAAATCTTTTATCCGGTTGTATTGTCCATGCCCATGCCGGTAATGCAACTGCAACTGAAATAGATTTCATGTGTCTTGGAGGAACATTTATAATTAATCTTTTAATATCGCCTTGAACAACTGCTTGTAAATGCTCTGATATAGCATCTATATGCCAATTATCATAAAACTCTCTTCCCGGTTCTATGGCTTGCCAACTATTTTTGGTAAACTCTTTTAGAGACCTTTTCATCTTTTCCGATCTCACTTTGTTCAATGAGTGCAGATTCAAGTGCTCTTTCAATAGTGTTGAGGTCATTGGTGCTTACCCTTGTTAAATCTAATACGTGTTTATGCTCAATTATGGTTTCTTTTTCTACCCTATCTTGCCAACCAGCTTGGTTTTTAAGATAGAATATCATAGCTGTGTTATCGCCATCTCTAGCTTTATTAAACAGAGCATTAGTGATAGTTGCTATACCTTTATCTTTTCCTCTTTTTATAGCTTCCGAAAACTCCGAAAATTTACTCTTTTTATCGTATAATGTTGTTTGGCTCATACCTAATACAGAAGCTATCTGTGGCATGGTTAAACCCTGTGCAGCATATGCTTCTGCTCTCCTAATCATTTCATCATTTATAAGTATCTCAGGTCTACCTGTTTTTTTAATCTTCTTCATAATCATAATCCTCTATATCAGCTACACTATCATGCTTTCTTATAAAGATTGGTGTTTTATCTTTTAGGTTTGTACCGGCAACATTAAAATGAAAATAATCCATAGCTTCAATATCATCTTCTATGCCATCCCAACCCATTATAATTTCTATACACTTTTCATAATCATAGACTATGACCGGCTGACTTGTGGTAACTGATACACCGATTATAGCCTTTTCAAAACCATCAGGACTAAACATTTTTATTCTCCCTTAATGTATTTAATAATATTTTAAAGTTTTTATCAATATCTGCATCTTCGTTGTTTATTAGTATTGTATAGTCATCTAATAAATGTTTCTTAATATTATCAACCTTTGTTACTCTACCTTTGATAAACTTCTCTGATTGACTGTCATTTCTATCAATATGTCTTTTATGTGTATGTACACTTTCAACTATAAACACCTCAACACCCATAACTGAATTTACAAGGTCAATACTTTTTTTATTAAATAACCTATCTCCCTCTAACAATATGTTATATTTGAGTGGTGATAGTTTATCGTTATACTTCATAATAAATTCATCAAAGTCTGGCTGAACTGACATAGACAGTTTATCTGTGCCGGAGAATAACTCACCAGCAGAATA